TTTGTCGAAGAACTCTATAGTTGTCCTTCCGGAGTTTCTGTACCCCCCGTTTCGGGTTCGTGTACAGAGTATTCCGGACAACTTAAGAGTTCTCTTGACTTTTCTCTTGTGTCTTGTTTGGGCGGAAATAACCCATTTCAAGGCATGTCGATAGAGCGAGCTCTCTCCATATCTGCGGCTCTTGCTTCGGTGCCGAAAGGCTGGCCGGGTAGTTGTCAGTGTATGGAGCCTTCTCTTGTGGAAGGATTTCTTGGTCGTATTCGTGAACATAGGAAAGATTTGCCCTCGGGCTATCTGGAGCATGTGAAGGAATGTGTAGAGGAATTGTTTCCGAAGGGAATTCGTAAGAGTGAGTTTGAAAGGCATGCCAGACGAGTAACACCTCCTTTCTCTTCTACGGTTAGTCATAGCCGCAGTCAAGGAGGTTCTTATTCATCTTGGAATGGGAAGAGAGAAAACTATTTACAAATGGAGAAGCCAGAGGTTCTGCATTGTCCTGTTGCCATGACAATTCAGTCTTCTGGAAAGCCCCGTTTTCTCGTTAAGAACGACGCCAGTTACCTGAGACTTCGTCCCCTTCACACTGCGATTTATGATCGTATCTCTCGTCAACCGTGGTTGCTCCGAGGTCCTCCTTCAAGGAGGTCATTGTTGGCGGCGGGGTTTTCGGAGAAAGGTTCTTACCTTTCTGCCGATTTTACCGCTGCTACTGATGGCCTTTCTATTGAGGTCTCGGAGTGTATTATAGATACGATTGCTTTTAAATCGAGTCCTGTGACTCTTCCACTCTTTTCAGAATTTAGAAAATCACTCCGGCCAACCATTAATGTTTCTGGTTTGACTGTCGAGCCAAGTACTGGTCAGATGATGGACAACTTAGGGTCTTTCCCTTTGTTGTGCATCCAGAATTGGTGCTTTGCTAGATGGATCGACAAGATTAGTGGAGTAGGGGAGACACCTAAGCTTATTAATGGCGACGACTTAGTTGCCCAGGTGTCGAAAGAATGGCTGGATTCTTATGTGCGAGAATCTCCTGCGCTTGGTTTTAATCTTAACAAAAAAAAGACTGCCTATTCTGATGTCTTTTTGACTATAAATTCTACCTATTTTACTAGGAGATTTAAGTTAATTCCTTTTTTGAAGTGCAGGGGGCTTCTCACCCGTGACCCGCGGGATGTGGGAATTGTGATGGCCGACATTCTGAAACCGTTTTCCTCTGTTAAGTCTAATTTAACAGGTAAACTTACTCGTCATCTTTTCAAGTACTTTTCTAGACTAATTAGGTTATCAGGGCGGACACTTTATAAGCTTGGCTTTAGGGCCAAGTTTGTAGAGTACTGCTCTGGTAGTTTAATTCGTAGAGAGAGGTACCGTTCATTGTCGTCCGAGGCTGACCTCCCTTCTTCTGTACACCCTATGGGTCTTGACCTGGTCCAGGTTGAGGATCCGTGGGGAGTTTCAGAAGATTTGGAGGTGGCCGAGGCCGTGGTGAACGCTCATTGGGAAGGTGGCGAGTTCGTGGCTCCTGTTAAGGAGAGGCTTAAGGAAAGGATAAGTGAGTGTGTGAAGAGTCACACTAGGCGGTCGAAGTGTAAGTTGACGACAAAGGAGACACGGGAGAGGTTGAGGTACTCTCGCCAACCTAAGAAGGTTTGGATACCAAGAAAG